TGCCCATGCACACGTACCATTTCTCATACCCTTCGGTAGGTTTAACACGCTCGAATCCAGCGCGGCCGTAAAACATCATGTGGGTGCACCCCACAAACTTCGCCCACTGCTCCAGCTCTCCGGTCAGCAGCGGTACCCATTCATCGCGGGGCAACGCGCTGGAAAAATGGATTACCTCGCACACTGTCATGTGGGGGTAATACACAATCCGCGCAGTCAGCGCCCCGATGATTTGCTCTTCGTCTGTAACAATCCACAGCAGCCATTTGCCTGCGCGTAAATTTGCCAGTACATCACCTAGCGTGAATTCACCGTTCGCCTGGTCGAGCGCACGGGCGATGAACTCCGCGGCGCCTCTACCCCACGCTGCGTCAATATCCTCTCCCCAGACGCGCGATAAGACAGCCATCAGATGTCGTGGTACTGCGCGCGCGAGGCTTTGAACACATTGTCCCCGGATATTTCACGGGCGGCTTGTTCAACACCGAGTTCATATTGGCTACCACGTAACTGCGCTTTGGTAGGATCAAACCACGCGGTGTTTTCCATGGAGTACATGTCTGCCAGCACACCGTTGAGTAGCGTCTCGTAGAACCGGCTGAAGATCCCGTCGGGTATCCCTGTTGCGTTGTACGCAACGGACAATTCCGCGGTGCCGGTTAATACTGCGGAGGGCACCATACTCAACACCACTGTGTCAGGACCCGACACGTAGTACACCATCCCGACGTTGTTACGCGCCATATCACGGGGGCTGGAAGCGTTAATGTTTGAGCCGCCATATTTGAACACTGTGAGTTTGCTGAGTTCCGCTTCATCAGGCAGCGTGAACGTCAATGTTTTCCCACTCAGCGAAAGGTCTGCGTCGGTGAAATCAAACATGTACGCGCCTGTGCGCTTCAGAAAATCTCGCGCGGTTCGACGCCCTGATCGTATAACGGACATTACTGTCGCAGAGGGCATCAACGGACGGATGTCATCCAGGAAAGCAGCAAACGTGGTCATTCAGCTACCTTCCTGCGGTACGGCCGCGGCGCCTTAATCTCTCCGGCGCCTAGCGCTTCCGCTAGAGCTGCTAGTTTTGCGGCGAAGGAATTGAAGTAGTTATCACTCAACTGCATGTTGGCTGCGTGGTCTGCATCTTCCCCGAACGCGCGGTACAGGATGTAGTCCACAAACAGTGGTTGAAAACCTACGTCAAACGCAGAAATTGATTCCAGTGGAGTGCCTGGCGGATCGGTAACGGTCCAATCTATCTCCGCGGCGGTGACAGGCACTGATACGTAGTCCATCAACACCTTGATGCCCGCGATTGATGGATCCTCTTCGCTGACTGACGCCTCACCCGAGTAGAAGGGATACAGGTAAAACTTGCGCATGTCCCCCGCGGCCTTGGCGTAGTGTATAGGGACAGCGGCATCCCCGGACATCCACGCCGGGTTCTCCAGGAACAACTCTTTGTCAGTACATTCTGTGAGCGCTGACGACACAATCCCGTTGCCATCACAGATGCCGTATATCCGCGCCATCGACAACACTGTGGTAGCTAGGGGCTGCACAGGACCATTGACGATAGGCTGTGGCCCACGCTCTACGCACACGGCGGGTGCGATAGTCGCCAGGTAAATATGGCACTCAGCGATCCACGTCGAGAGCGTGGCTGGTGTCCAACGGACAGCGTCAACGTCATTGAGCAATATGCCCGCTGCGCTAGCGATGTCCGCGATCACCAATGCCATGCTTATTCAGCCGGGGTTTCGAGAGCGATCTGGCCTTCAGCCAAAGGCGCAGCAGATTGTGCCTTGGCGCGGCTCGGTGCAGTAGATTTTGCGCCAGCATTTTTCGCACCATCAGATTCGACGCTCGCCGGCTTTACTTGTTCCAGATCGCGGGTCTCGACCACCAGGCCGTTAGCCTGTGTCAAGATTTCGTACGCAATCTTGGCTGGAAATTCTTTGGGTTCACCTGGTTTCAGGAGAATTATTTTCGCGCCACCTAACAGGCGGGCAGCAAATTGGCCGTACACAGCGACCAGAGTAAGTGTTTTGTCATTCATATTGGACGTACCTATCAGTGGGAGGGATAGAAATAGGGAAAGGGGGCCGAAGCCCCCTTACCTATCAGGCCGCGCCAGTCGCAACGTCTACAGTCATGACCGCGAAGTCCACGACGTTGTGGGCGGAACCGCCATCCAACGGAGTGAAGCTGTCGCCACCAGTTTCGTAGATTGTCTTGAAACGCGGTTTCAGGAAGCCCACGATCTTGGCGATCGCGATGCCATTCTGGTTGTTGTAGTCCCAAGGCTGCTCTTCCCAGCTTGGCAGGCCGAGGTCGGCGTACGCCAGTGCTTGCGCGCCAAGGAACAAGCAACGCTCGCCGTGGACGTTTGCACCGTGAGCACCCCAACGGAAGCCCCAATCACCTTCGTCGCCGGCGCCAGTAGTGGCCGCAGCACCTTGGGTGTTGAACACATAACGGCTCTCGATAACACGAACGCCGTTAACCAACACACCACCCGCGCCAGTAGCCAACTGGCTCTTGTCACCCATACCGGTTTGCAGCGCGCGGCTGTTAGCCAGGAAGTCAGGGTCAAGACGCAAACGCGCCATAGAGCGTGGGCCTACGATCAACAGGTATTCTTCCTCGCCACCTGCAGTTTTCACACCGCGGATGTACTTCTCTTTCGCCAACGCTTTCAGCTGGACGATAGTCTCGTAAGAGATCACGTCAGCAGAAGTCATGGACGCAGCAGCGCGCACTTCGAGCGTGCGAGAGCTGTCATCCCAGCGATAGCCGCGGAGAGAAGATGGTGCGGTGATATCCAGCGAGCTGGAGTGGCCAAACAGCGAGTGGCCGAAGGTAGACAAGTTAGAACTGAACACGTTGTCCACCAGCGCGCAGCCGGAAGTTGTGATGTCCGTATAACCGCCGCCGAAACCTGCCGCTTTGAAGCCTATACGGAAAGTACCGTTCAGGGCCATAGTGGTAGGCACACCAGACAAGTGGTGGAAAGCCATCTGGTCGTTCATATTCGCGATCCAGTAGCCCAGGTTGTTCTTGGACGTCTCGCGGAAATTGATGACCATTTTCTGATCCGTCATCTTGCCGCCGAGGCGGGTCGCGTTACGGATCTGGTCGATGGCGATTTCTTGCCAGCTATCGACCAAGGCTTCTTCGTTGTCCCACAACTCAGAGTCACCCATCGTACCTTCGTTTCCGAGGTCGGCGATCAGGTGGATACGCGCAGTGGCGCCTTTCTCAGTTTTTGAGAACTCTGAGATGCGTTGGATGTAGGAGTTTTCGTCCTTACCGGTCCACTTCTCGATGAAAGAAGCGTTGCGCGCTTGGCGCATTGTGTCTCGTGCCCAGACAATCTTTTCGGGTTGTGTCAGGGCATCAAAGGTTGTCATTGTCATGACTGAATACCTCACGGATGCAGAAGTTAATGCGGGAGTTCCCGCGCCTGATTCCCTGTATCGTGGGGAGTACGAAATTGGTATTACCTATACTGGGTTTCGCCCCAGCCTGCGAATGGTTAAATGTTACCCACATCTTGCGTTATAGGCAATACCTATAACGCAAGATGTTGTGAGTAATCAACCAGGACGTCCCAGGGCGAAGTCGCCGCGCAGCTCCCGGATCTTGCTCAGGGGCAACGCGTTGAACTCTTCGTCAGACATATTCTCGATGTCCAACGCCATGGCGGGGGATGCTTCGGAGCGCGCTGGTTCCGCTGTAGGCTGCGCAGCGATCTTCGTGGCGTTGACCCTGGCCTGCGCTTCCCTCGCTGCGCGGACGACATCTTGCGTACTCGGAGCTGCCGGCGCTGCTGGTGCAGGCGCTGCTGGTTCGGCCGGGGCAGACGCTGGCGCGGGGGCGGAAACCTTGAGCACCATATCGGACGCCTTGCGCATGGCGTCGGCAGGAGCAAACCCCTTACGGACGTACAATTCATGCAGGTCGAGGATCTCGCCTGTAATGTCCGGGTTGTAGTTTGGTGACGCGTTGTTCAGGAAATCGAACTTCGTCTCCAACTCGGAGATCACGGTCTCCAGCGCTGCCCCTTGGGCTTCGCGTCGCATCTCGGCGCGGACAGTCTCCGCTGTCTGGCGGGCTACAGCCGCTGCGTTCTTCGCCTGGATCTCATTCATAATCTGCGCCGCGATGTCGTTCTTACCATCCAACAGTGCGTCGTTGTACAGCTTCATCGCTTCGGTGTGATCAGGGAGGTCAATCCCGGGTACCCCGCCGCGCTCCAGCATCAGGATGCGGTTCTCCAATTCCATCGCGCGGGTTTCCGCCGCGCGGCGTGCTTGCGCCTCTTGGTCGAGACGGGATTTCGGTATCATGTATTCTTTCTTGGGTGTGGCAGCGGTATCCGCGGCGGCGGCGGCCAGGGCATCAGCTTCAGCCTTGGCGGCAGCCAGGGCGGCAGCGTCTGCTTCGGCTTGGGCAGCGGCAGCCTCGGCTTCCGCAGTAGCAGCGGCAGCTGCAGCAGCTGCAGCTTCGTCCGCAACAGGATCAGGATCACCAGGCAACAAGTCATCCATGTAATCGCCAGTGGTGTTCTCAGCGGGTAAATTCGCCGCAAGACTAGACACATGTTGTAGTGCGTCGCCGAGGATATCCCCCGCCATAGCGCTACCATAGTCCATATCAAGATCGTCATCAGTGGTGGGGGTCTGCGTAGTCATGGTATTACTCCTCTGAAGATGGACCTGCGGCAGGCGGCGCAGTCATCTCAGATTCATTGGGTTTTGCCTGCTGTGAAACGACGGTATTCACCAGGTCGCCCTGGTTTTTTGATTTCTGGAGTGCAACGCGGACTTGGGCGTCGATGACTTTCCCGTCCATTTTTGATGCGGCGTTCAACTGCGCCAGTGATTCGCGCAATGCGTTCGTTTCGCGGTTGTTCTGAACGCTGGCTTCGACGTCTGCCATAGCAACCTCGGTCATCGCGACCGCAGCGCCAGCTTTCGCCTGGTTCAGCATGGCTTGTGACTGGAGCTGCATCACGCTGGCTTTCAGTTCTTCGAGCTGCAGCATCATCGACTGCATCTCGGCCATCTTCTGCGCCTGCATCTGTTGCTGTTCTTCTGGCGTCACTGGTCCGCGGCCGCTGTCGGCAGCTACTTCGGCGGCTACCAGGTCTCGATCCGCCAGGCTGGACAATTTCACCAGACGTTCCGGCCGGATCATGACGCCTTGTGACATCAACGCCATCGCTTCCATCATCTGGTTTTCGCGGTACGTGTCGCGCGCCGGGATCATGGTGACGACGGCTTTGTATTCGCCCTTGGTTACGTCATTGACAATCTCGCCGGCGGCGGTGATCTGGTTCATCACCACTTCCTGTGGTTCATCGCCATCGACAGTGGCGAATATCACACGCTCGTGAGTCATGAAGTCCTGCACCAGTTCCAGCACCTTTTCGATGACCATCTCGCGGGTGCGCGCCAGGTTTTCCATCACCACCTGGTTCTGGGTATTGGTACGATCCTTGACGAACTCGACAGTCTGGCCATTCGGCGTCTGCTGTGGGTCCTTGCTCACCATGCCGGGTGGCAACCCAGAAATCATGGCGATGTTCATCTGCGCTTTTTGTTCTGCGCGGTCAAGTGCAGCCGGAATCTGGTTTGGCTGGATTTTCTCGGGCTCACCTTTCGCCTGGTTGAACTCGATCACCACGCCTGTCTCAGCGCCGTGCGACTTCAACTCGTCGATGGTCATGTTGGTCAATGACCCTTTCGGGATCTTCCAGCCGCTGTTCGCCGTGGTGTTGATGACGTGCAATTCCTGCGACGCAATCTTGTTCAACTGTTCTTGTGGGCTGATCAGGTTGTCCACGACACCCATCGGGTTGCCGCGGCGGAAATAAGGGAAGTACGGGCGCTTGGTGAAGGTGCGGTACGGGGACCACATGTCCCGTAACACTGTGCTGCCGCATGTGACAGTCCAGCGGACGCGGCGCCCAATACGTGTGTCAACGCGCAACTGGTGCTGGGAAGCGAACTCTGACACGAACGCCGCGTCCCAGTGGTCCGGCACTTGGCGGCTGTCGCCGGTGCGCGGGTCTACCAGGAACTGTATCTGGGCACGGACATAGTATTCCCGCTCCAGTACGCGGTAGAGTTTGCGCCCTTCCAGCGCGGCCTCTTCGCCTGAATTGCCGCCCCACATGGTGTTCTCGACGCCACCGAAGGTAGACGTGCGAAACATGATATGGTCCATGCCGCTGCTACTTTCGTTGTCCGCCCCGCCCATCGCGCGCAGTGCGCTGATTTGCTCGTCGTTCAGCCCGTAGTCGAGCGCGATATCATTGAGGCTCGCCCACCAGGTCCGGCCGATAAAGCCCCATGTAGTGGGGTCGTATTTCTGCCCATCGGGGTCGATGATCATTTCCCGTGGGTCAATCGCACGGATTTTGACGTCGCCCATCGCAGTGATACCGACGTCCATGCGGATATCGAACCAACCGCGGCGCATGATCAGGCCGTCTTCGAAAACTTCGCGCTCTTCGTACCGGAAACGGTTACGGTTAGTGATGTCCTCCCACAACTTCGACAGGCAAGCGGCGGTGGCTTCAGAACCTCCGCGAATCGGCTCGAATGCCACATCTGCTGCAGTTTTCGCGTGCTCGCCCACCAGCGTGTTGATAGTGGACAAGATCATGTTGATCGTCAGCGCTGGACGGCGTTCTGCGCGTAACCGGTTGAGGTCTGCTTCGTCCCATTGCTTGCCCTGGTAGAAGGCATCATTCTTGTTCGCCGACTCCACGTAGGCCAGGTGCCCATCCCGCACGCGGGTGTACCAGGCGACCTGGTCGCTGCATATCTGGTGCTCAGTGCGCGCGTCGAGGGAAGCGCTCAAAGGGGCAAATGCGTTCATTCAGTACCTCAAGCGCTCATGGCGGAACCGCCATGGATCAGGGTGAGTTTGTCTTTCCAGGAGGGCTTCTTTTTCTTCGCCGGGGTTTTGTACCCGACCATGTTGGTGACCATCTGGCCTAGCCAGGCCATGGCGTCGACTTGGTCGTCATGCGCGCCACCGGCCTGGAAGCGCAGCATTTCGTCCATCATTTCGTGCACCCAAGGGGCCTTATCCGGGTGTGGGAACCAGACCTTGCCCTGCCGCATCAATCCGCGGATCGACTGGGCACGGGCAGCTTTATCAGCACGACCAGGCGGTAGTGGGATGAGGTGAAGGTCGAAGAGATTTTTATCGGCGAGTGCACGATCCAGAAAAGGACCAATCGCCTTTTCAATCTGGCCAGCTTCGGCCCCCACAATGTCGATAATCGAGCGATATTTGATAAAAGCATCGCAAATGTTCTCCATGATCGCGAAGCTGTCGATTTTTTCGCGCACGCGGTCGAGGACGTATATGTCCTCAAACTCGTCCACCCCTGCGGTGATGCCAACGGTGTAATCCGACCAGGTGTTTTTTGTTATCGCGAGGTCCCACGCCTGGTACCCCACCAATTTGGTGGTATCGAGCGTGTCGGGGTCGTAAAAACGGAACATCTGGCGGGTGAAATAGTGACCAACCTCGGGTGTCGGGCTCTGCTGGCAGAGCGCTGACCACTTCCGCTCGCCCAATACGCGGCGGATCCGGGCCCACGCGGCTTCGTCGTAACGCTCCGGGTGCAGCGCCTCGCCTTGTTTTCGGTTCGGTTCGTCAGCGGATGCGATCGCCTCGTAACTGATGACTTTCCACTGCTCCCCGCCTTGCTTCATCTCGGATAGCAAGCGGCCCGCGAGGTCGTCTTCATGCCAACGGGTCATGATCAGGAGTACCCCGCCGCCCGGTGCGAGACGGCTGTATGCATCCGCGGTGTACCAGTCCCAGACGTTGTCCCGGGTCAGCGCGCTGTCAGCGTCTTCCATCGAGCGGACAGGGTCATCGATCATCAGCACGTGCGCGCCGCGGCCGGCGATACCCGACCCAACGCCCGCAGCGAGATACGCACCGCCCGCGGTGGTCTCCCACATCTCGGCGGACTGTGAATCCTGGTCCAGCTGGGTGTTGTCGAAGATCAGTTTGTAGTTGTCATCCCGCAGTAGCGCGCGGTTACGGCGCGAGAAGCCCATCGACAGGTTCACGGTGTGCGACGCTGCAATGAATTCGTGGTGCGGGTATTTGCCCAGGTGCCACGAAGGGAACCGGCGGCTGGTCAGCTCGCTTTTCCCTGAACGGAAGGGCATGAAAATCATGAGGCGGGGCGATTCTTTGTTCGCCACGGCCTCGGAGAATTTTTCCAGCTCCGCGGCGATCTCCCTATGCACCCAGCCATCGGCGTAGTTCGGGTTAAAGCGCTTGACAAAGTGGATGAAACTGCGGCGACACAGCTCGCGCGACGCCAGTTCAGCCCGTGCGGCCTGAATCAGCGAAGGGACTGGCCCTGGAACGGCGAGCGAATACTCGTCGTCCAGGGGTCCGTCTAGCGAGGTGTCAACTACGTCCATTACGAGCGCAGTACGAACTCACTGTATGGGATCAGTGACCAGCTGGTAGCAGCTTCGTTGGTCAGAGTGATCGACACAGTGGTAGCCGCGCTGGTATCCACCGCACCGGCGAAGCTGGTAGAGGCCGACGCCTGCACGTTGCGCGCACCAGCGTTCCACACACGGTCGGCGACCGCAGTTTCAGTGGAAGTGGTAGCCAACACAGTCTTCAACACCGTAGACCCCAGTTTCACTTTCAGGGTCTTGTCGTCAGCGTTGTTGTTGTTTTCCAGCTGGGTCTTGTACTCAATGGACCCAGTTTTGTTCAACATACCCGCGGCGATAGCGCGGCTGACCATACTGACTTCAGTGGTTACACCTGTTCCGCCCTGGACAGTACCTGTCAGAGTGGTCGGTGAAGCCGGGATCACCGGTGCTGCGCCGCCGGGCGTATAGGTATCAGCGTATACAGTACCGCTGGTGCCATCGGTCATGACGGTGTAGTAGAAACCGGCGGAGTGGCTGGCTTTCAACGAGTTCGCAGGGTAGTAGAAATACCCTTTCAGGCCACCGGTGCGTACGAGCGACGTACCGAACGTGACCTTACCGTCGACACCACCAGCGCGGGCGGTGAACGTCGGTGCGATACCGAGGAAAATATCCGTCTTACCCAGTAGCGCCAGGCCGTTGACCGGACGCCAGAAGCTGCCGTCGCTAGTGAACAGGGTGGAATCCCCGCCGACGTTGGTAGCTTGCATCAATTCCCGGAATCGCTCGGCAGCACTTGGCAAATTAGCAAAAGTGCATTCGGCCACGCGGAAATGTCGGTAGTGAAATTGGTGTTTTGTGCGTGTACTCATGGTGGTTCTCCAGTGATGTATAGGGGTTACCTATAATTAAAGACGCAAAACGCGCCAACGTATCACGGTGGGGGGTGATTCTCTGGGCCCGGCAACTGCGCCATCTCGATCAGTTGCTCGGTGGTCATACGGGCCAGCTTCCTCGCCCCCATGTTCACGTCGCCGTTGATCTGCGTGTTGTGCGTGATCTTCGTGCCCTTCTGTTCGTCGGACTTGTACAGCCCGTGTAACTTACCTAATTCTTTCGCCGCGGCTATCTCTTCCGACGCTGATGCAGCCTTGCGATGCGCCTCCAGGAGCATGACCGTGACCGTTTCCCGCGTAACCCGTACCGCGTCCTCATGCAGATCCCTCATATAGTCGAGAAGTCTGGCGATCTCCGGGCTGTCAACCAGGTCGCGCGCTGCCTGCAGGTCCATGCCCGCGTGCCGCGCTGCGGTGTGAATACCGAAGCCGTGGATATGCAGGGCCAGGAACCGCTCCTGCTGCGGGGTCACCCGTACATCCGTCGCGAGTGCGGCGTAGTGGATGTGGCTGATGTCCTCCTGCGGGATATCGGTCATGGCGGCCTGCATATAGGTACTACCTATAGTATGCTCGAAAAATGTACGACCAGTCCAGCACTCATCAGGGCGAACACCGCGGTTACGATAAACAGATCGTTGGTGTCGAACATTTTATTTCGCCCGGCACTCGTACGATTTGTACGCATAACTCCACCCGTGGTACTCGATGCAGGCCAGCGCGATGTTGTGCATGGTCCGGTTGACCGTCAGGACGTAGGTGGCCGCGATAGCCAGTATGCCCAGCGCGATGTATTTCTTCACAGCGCGACCAACCCCATTCTCGACATGACGGCAATCGGATCTTCGCTCGATACGTCGGCTTGGCTCAGGATGTACTGAGCGGTCGGTAAATCGATACCCGCAGCGGAAGCGAGTGCATCAGCACTATCCAGTAATGCAGCCATTTCGACTCTTACCGGCCCGCTGTTGATATAATGCGTTGCAGGCGCTTGTCCTGTAGCAGACAGCCCGATAGACCACATGCCCGTGTGTGTGTCGCCTGCGAGCGCTACGACCATGTCGCGTACGTCATCGCGGATTGCAGCAGTCACTACGACACAGCGGTAGACAAGCTGTAAGTCATCACCGGCTCGGATATTGTACGGGGTGAGAGGTTGCGGCGTTTGGTATTGCACAAGATCAGCGTGTAGCTCTGCGCAGTCGTATACGTTAGCGAGGTGGCTTGAGCCGTTAGGATGCGGGAATAGCACGCCCCACCCATTGCCTTGCAGATGGTCTTTGTACTCGCTCAGCGTGTACTCAGCAGCTTCGAGTGCGGCATAGGCAACAGCGGCAGACGGGAATGCGAGGTAGATTGTCATGCGGTCATCCCGTTAATCTGCGCCTGTGTCAGTGCGCGTGTGACGATGCCAGCGCGGCGGATGCGACCGGGTTGACCCCCCCCTTGATGATCACCACCGACGTATAGGACTGTCGGTGCTACCGGCATCACACCGGAAGCCCCACCCGCCGTAGTAGAGCCTCCCATCGACAGCAGGAAACTGTTAGTGGTCAAAGAAAACGCATTCTTCCTGCGGATAATTACCGACGGTGACTGCCCTCCTTGGAATTGCGAAACGCCCCCGCTGGTACATACGTTGTTCACCGAGTCTGCATAGGTCAGCATATGGGCGCGGTTGCTCGTCGTTCCATCGGATAGGGATAGCAAAAACCTATTTGCTACCAGTGATTCGGATTCTCTCCAATCAGCAAACAGCGTATACCCTGCGCTGTTAAAGCCGGGGATGTTGGCAGTAGGCACACTCAGCACAGACGCGGCACGAGTGGCTGTGGCTGCGACCGTCTTGATGTAGCTCGTAGCGCGGTTGCCAGTTTCGAGCTGTGCGCCCCAGACTAGAGTAGTTCCCGCTGCGCCGTTGTCGCGCTGGAGGTAAACATTTATAGATGTGCAGCCGACAGGGGTGGTAAATTGGACAATTACCCTAGTCCATGTTGAGCTGTTGATAGTAGAGTAATAGCTTGTCGAGGCTACTATATCTGCGCCGGCATTGTTGTTGTATACCGAATACTTGCAGTTTGTGGCCGTACCGCGCATAGCATAAAATGAAAATACATAGTTAGTCGAAGCCAAAACCGATATAGCTAATTGAGCGACAGACCCATTTCCGCCACTAGAAACTATTTTGTCTGCGGTTATTGTCCCATCAGGGGCAGTTGATGTGTTTGAGTCTATGGTGTACGTGCTTTTTGCCCATGCCGCGTTAGTCTGATCCTCGCTATACAGGCACAGATTCGTAGCAGCAGGCTCTGCCACATAGTCATACAGCCCGTCAGTGTCCTGATCCGTGCCGAACTGGCCGGATGCAAGCGTAACGAGTGTGCCGCCTTGGTTCACAGTGGCGGTGGAGGCGCGTGTGAAGGTGGCGTTGAGAGCTTGCAGGGCGGCGGGGAGTGCTAATAGCTTGGCGTTGAAGTTAAATAGGCCAGGGTCATCGTTGGCTGCGTTGTTAACCTCTAGCGCATTAACACTCCACGCCGCTGGTCGCCGCGCGACTGCCCCTCTCGCTGCGATCATATCGCTACGCCCCCTGCGGTGTTACACATGGCGCCGGATCACCGGTACCAGGTGGTTAATAGGTCCCATTTGCCGTTTGTCGCGGAGGATACGGCTTTGACCGACTCTGCAGCCACGGTGAAGGCGCGCGTCACGCTGGTGCTAGCGGCGAAGGTCAACACCACTGCTGCGCCGAACTCGTCCTTCAACGTCTCGTAATACCGCGCGCCGCGGGCTTTGTAGTACAGCGCGACGGTGCCGGCGGAAGTAGGATCTGTTGCGGCGGGCTGGATGGTCACCTGTATTGCTATAGTATCGCCACCTTGGTTATGACCATAGGCCGTAGCTAGTGATGCGATGCCTGCGGTGTCGTGTACCTTGATCGGGTCTCCGGAACTCATAATCCACCTGCCTTGAAGCGTTCAAATTCGCGGTCTGTAAGGGTAAAAACGGTGTATTCCTTCCCGTTTTTGTCACTTTGCACAGCCATCCCGCCGCCGAACTGGGATAAGGCGTTTTTTACCCCGTCGGCGTTCGGGTTATCGTTGTCTACTGCGATACGCAGCGAGCCATTAGGGAGTTTCATCACCTCGAAAGGCGGGGTTTGCTGCGCAGCTTCTGCATTTTCCGCACCAGGCGCGGTCTCTTCGGCCATTTCGGGCTCATCACCCATCAACTGGGACGCTACAGCGCCGCCAGTGAGCAGGGTTCCCGCTGCGGCAGCGGCTTTTTTCACTTTGTCCATGGATGGGAGGGCAGATGCGGCGGTCATACCCCCCATCGCCATACGTCCAGCGGTGCCTAAGATGGCGGGAATCATGCAACACCTCCTTGGAAGCGGCTACGGATGCGATCCTGCAGCCCCGGGTTCGAGGCCGGGATGCGATATTCATACAATCCGGCGTCTGGCGGGATATCTTGCCCGGGGAACGCAGGGTGTTTACCTGCTACCGCGAGACCAGGACCGCCGAACAGGGATTCCATCTCGGCTTTACGACCTGGGCCGGCGATCGCGTGCATCACGCGGTTGGGCGAGTTGAATGCATGCTGGAATTGGGGGTCTGTGAAGTTGGGTCCAGCGCTAGCCTGTGGGTTTTTGGCCGCGCTCTGCTTCAATCGCAGGAGTTCCTGGCTGCGCTTCGACTGTTCCGGCGTCAGGTCACGGATGCGGCTCAGGTCTTTCAGTTCCTGGTCCAGCTCCGGGGTAAATTGCACGGGTGCAGCAGCTGCGGGTTGCTGTGCCTGGGCAGCTGCGGCTTGCGCCGCGGCGCGTTTCGCTTCAGCTTGTGCGTAGAGCGCGTCCATATCCAGCGAGCTTTTTTCTGGTGCGGCAGGGGCTACAACAGGGGCTGGTGCTCCTGCTCCGGCGACGCTCTCGACGAAGGCGTCTATATTACGGCCACGGTTGACGATGGCGTCCCCGCCATTACCCACCATGCCCTTGTCTTTCTCGTCAGCCATAATATCCCCCAGGATATAGGTAATGCCTATATTGTATACAGCATTTCGCAGAGTTGCAAATACAAAAATCCACAAAATTTTTTGGCGGATTTGCTTTGGCCGCGTTACCGGAAGTAGGGAAGTGGATATCCATACGGAAAGTAGGAAATAGGTTCGCGAAAGTAGGCTGTAGATTTTTGGATGCGTGGGGGTTATGTCATCAGATGGACGTAGCTCCAATATGCAATGACATAACCTATGTCCTACAACCTCGAATCGGGAAATTGAACCTAGTCAATGGGACCCCTATCGGGGGTTTTTGAATGTGTCGTCCACCAACATAGGACATACATCCTACGCGCCTGTCATAGGCCCTATAACCGGACATAGAGTGTGGTCATATGAAAGTTATCCACAGACTTATCCACAGGCAAATGACCCCGGCCATAGGCCCTCGAATTCTGTCCCGTTATGTTTTCTATAACGGGCCAAGACCATACGCTGTATGTGGTCTTTCATACGTAGTATTACGTAGATCATTGCGGGTACTACGTAGTAATAACCACACAATATACTAGGACATAGGACATATGCACCAAAACGGTGCACGCCATAGGACATTGCAAAGTGGCCATCGGCCGGCCAAATTGGCCAATATCCTACACCCAATTGAGAATGATTCTCACCAACACACACATAACGGGACTAACGGGACAATAACGGGACAAATAACACGAGCAAATTCAATGAGTTGCCCATTATACCCGTTATACCCATTATATATTCACTTCATTTACACACTACCACATACACCCTCCTACCCACATACACCCCATACACCATACACACTCTGAAAACTGAAAAAAAACTTAACGGGACAACGGGTATAACGGGACAAAAGTGGAATGATTCTCATTTAGCCCCCATTTCGGGGGTTATTGGTTGTGAGTTATCCACAGGAGAAAACGCTCATGACCCAACTTGATCTGTTCCCACACTCCACACCCAAAGGCCGCGCAATGGCAGCCTATCTGGCAGCCCGCGACGGTGAACCGATCCTCCTCGGTGCACGCCAGGTGCGTCGCTCCGACCGCATCGTGACCCAATCCGTGGTCGTGATGCCAGACGGTCAACTCCGCACATCGTGTGAGGCACGCCATTAACCCCTTCGGGGGTTTTTGGTCGTGTTCAACTCACCTGGAGTATTGTCATGACTATCATCTTCCTCGCCCTCGCCAAAGTCGCTATGTTCTTCCTCCTGCTGGCCTACGTGCCACGGAAGTACGTCGACTGGTTCGCACTCAAACACCCGTTCTGGGCTGATGTAATGTGCACCATGGTCGTGCCCATCCCACTGCTGATCTTCGGCGGTGTGACCGCGGCTGCGACCGCGATCTACTTCGGTCTGTGCATGGCGATCGCCGTGCGCCTGTACCGTGCACACCGCCAACGCCCACTCACCGAGCGCGTGTTCGTCCGCTTCTGGAAACGTGCCGACGGCACAGCCACAGACCTGCGGGAAACATCACCCGGCATGGCGCTCGCCATCTGGTGGGTGAAACTGCTACCGGTGTGGATCACTGGCAGTATCGTCATCGGTGCTGTGCTCAATGCCGTCCATTGACAACCCGCCCAAACAACCAACGCCCTCTACCCAGAGGGCTTTTGGTCGTGTCACCTCACTAGGAAGCACGCCATGAAACTCGATCCTGTTGAAATCATCGTTGACGTCATTATTGGCGTCGTTATCCTCGACACTATCGCCGGGCTGTATCGCCTGTACACCCGGAGGAAACACACCAGCCACCGGACCACGGATAGCAACAGCTACGCCGGGAACATCATCGAAGGAGAAACCGCATGAAGACGATCGCTGGACTATTGATAGCTGGACTACTGATCCTGTCATTACTCACCGGCTGTGCCGCACCAGCCACCACCACAACCCAGTGCCCAGTCAAGCCCCTGGATACACCGACACCTGTCGTACATTGGGGTCATGACAAACTGGAGAATATGCGGCAGATCAAAGCCGCATGTGAACAGGACGACGCCACCATCGTCCAGTACCCCGACGGCCGTATCGCCGCAATACCGTGCTATCGGCACTAGCGCCAAGCCCCTGACCATCGGTTGGGGGTTTTTGGTCATGGTTAAACAGTCCACAGGGAGGACATACCATGATCACAACTTATCATCCAAACGCATATGCCGAGGTGTTCCACGCCGGGGAACTCGCTGAAATACGCACCTTATCCATGGCAGACCGGTCTACTGATCCAGCCCGGATCGTAGATGAATACCAACGAACCGTCGCCGAGGCGATACGCATTGCCAATGCGGAGATAGTCAGGTTCTACAAACCTGACCCGCTGGACCACCGCTGTCTGCGCATGGCGATCAAATACGGAGTGTTCTGATATGAACGAACGACCAAAACTCATCCTGGGCGATATAGAAATAGACAACGGGTATGGTATTCAATACCTACCAGGAATCCGAGAATTTGTCCTGGTTAGTGGTGACCTGGAGGATACAAGCATCGTTCGTATCCTGACGCCCGAGGACCTGGTCGGGATACTGAACGAGCACCTAGCGCGGGTTAACCCCGCGCCCGCTGTGCCCGCTGTGCCCGAAGGCGTAGATCCAGCATGGGGGCCACTGCTCGCACAAGGATGGATACTCCATGACGCAGCCGCGCATAACAGTGAGTACACCCCGGAGAGTGTCCGTGAAATCCTACGCGAACGTGGCATGGACGTAAGTTGTGGCATCCGTGTACGCACACGGGATCCCGCCAACCCGGACAACCTGACAGGACGTGTTTGCACCACGCCCGAGTGGATGGCCGCCGCCATCAGGTGCTGGGGTCCTGCCCGCAACATGATGGGGAATATCCTACCCATCATCGCATGGACTACCGAACCAGAACCTCGATAGGGGGTTTTTGGTTATGGGCAATATCGCCTGTTTCGTCCGTAGGAGGACATTGTATGAATACTCAAACTACTATCGCTGATCAAATCGCTGACGAGCAAGACAACCGCGCCATGCAACAGCAGGCCGGCCAGCATGCGCTCTCGGAGGCTGAACAGCCTGACCTTGTCGTTGTCGATACTCTGTTCGACATACCGGCACCGATCAACGCCCTGGCCTGGGCCCTGCGTTCCGCTGCGAACAACGCACTGTGGAACTGCATGACCACGTTCCTGAACAAGGACCGTAAACCAGCCACGCTGAACGCGGTGGGAGACATGCCTGACTACCTGCAGGCGATGCTGGCAGACGACGCCAGCAAAGGCGACAACGCCGGTGAGCCGGAAGGCGCTATCGGCCTCGCCCCTGCACTGGTACGCAGCAGCTGGATGGTGTGGGCGGAGGCCTACAAAGCCCTGCTGGCTGAGTGCCTCAAAGTGTCTATGTCAGTGGGCATACCGCTCAAGGACAGCATCGGCGCTGACGGCAAGATCCAGCGCGGCATGGCAAGCTACCTGCGCACTCCAATGCAGGAAGCAGAACGCCGCTCGGCACCCAAAGGTGCCGTGATGGATGAAACCGAAGCCCGCGTCCTGATCCCTGCACGCTTCCAGCATGCAGTGAAGGAAGGCGTCAAGACCGTACAGCAACGTGCACTGGAGATCGAGCTGAAACGGAACACCGAGGCAGCGAAAGAGATCGACCAGTACGTGAGCCGCTGCGACAAGAAAATCGTCCTGCACCCGCATGAAGCGTACAGCTTCCTGAACCGGTTCAAGGACGACTTCGAACAGTCGCTCGCCAACGACCTCACCAAGCCCCGCTTGATGGAGTTCGACGGCACGCTGAAGGACGACGCCCTGGCCGAGATGGCCCTGGCTGACGGCCTGGCAAAAACCGTGGAACTGGAAATGCAAGCTCTGGTCCGTGACCACGGTGACAGCATCATCGTCCACTGACATGCACCACTGACCAAGAACGTGAACGCCCCTTCGGGGGCGTTTCACTATTTCACGACCAACAGTTTACAGACCGAAGCAGGTCGACGGTCCAGCGCGCGACTGGCCGGTAGCGTACAAAAGGTTGAAGGGCGTATCCCCAGAGTGGTTCGATTCCACTGCTCTTTCACGACCTGCTTCGATGTGTAAATTGAGTGAATAACCAGAGAAACTAACAATGGCCACATTCAAGATCACGGACATACCCGGCACACCCATTGTTGGACAAGTTACCGCAGGGCTGACCTACCGCAATGCAATAATCCTTAGTGGCCTAGATTACATGGGCAAAAAGATCGTCTGTCGCAGCGCAGGCATCAGTACCGGTTATAACCTACAGCCGATACTGGATCGCGAAGTTCAGCCGAATGATTTCATATATATGGTCGGCGCAGCACGTGGGTCTGGCCCACCACTACCCGATGATTTTGATCACGACACCGATTTTTTACGTACAATGGCAAAATATCTGAACCCAGATCCTTGACACCAACAAATTTCCTCCCTACGATCGCGACCTGTTATAGGTTGCACCTATACGCACAGGAGCAAGAGCAAATGAAAACTCTCCAGGACGCGTTCAACCACATGGTTGCCCACCTGCGCCAACAAAACGCAAGAGCGGTGTCATATTCCCACTCGGATCAGGTATGCGATTACCGGAGCGCTGATGGCAAAAAAATGCGCTGTCGGCGCATTGATTGCAGACGCATTCTATTCCCCTGATTTTGAAGGCATCGGCGTACACGCAAAAACATTGACTTCAACTGATAGGCGAAACGCCCTGCACGCAGCGATCACCGCCAGCGGATGGCCTGTCGATGACCGGGCGATTAATTTGTACCACCGCATGCAAACAATCCACGACAGATACCAGCCCAATAACTGGGAGAGACTATTCGCAGACACTGCAGCGGCATTTAACCTGGAATTACCACCAGTATGAAAGACCTGTTAACCCTCAACCACCGCATTGAAAAAGCACTCATACAGGAAAAACCTACAAACAATGCAGGTACTACCTATAGGAGTAGGACCCCTTGCGGGGAATGTGGTACCTACCGCCGCATCCGCGCGACAAAAGAATGCTACCGGTGCGCACCCTGCGCACAATGCAAAACCGTTAACCGGGACACTGACGGCAGGTGCCTTACCTGCCGACGCAAACGCGCCGCAGAACAAACGCTAAAGAAAAAAGGGGGAACGTAGTAATGGACAAACAACGCCTGCGACAGATCATGATGGGAAATTTCAGCCAAAAAATAATGCTGAACCTGGGCGTCCTGTGTAAACCCGCAAAAAGCGATGAGTTCTTCACCGCGTCAGATGTAGCAGACAGTATCGTACAGACATCGGGTATCACGGGTACCACGAAGGAAGAATTTGCATACCTGGTCAACCGCGTATCCTCGGTCCTGACCATACGGCTACAAGCAAAGCACCAGGAGCTGTATCGCACCACCAAACGGATCTCACCACGATTCGCCAGGGCGCGTTGGCCAGATAACTGCAACATCAGTTTCGGTTACCGACTGGGTGTACCTGTCCAGGCCCCGGCTGTAAACGGAGATACTATCAAGGAAGCGCGCGAAGCCTGCGCCGCACCGATCGTGTCTACAGATTTCAAAACATTGATCGCCGGCTCACCGACACATGAACTGGCGGATATGGCTTTCACCATCCTGGTGGAGATGAACCAGCGGCTGATGGCTGAGCAGGAAAAGAACCTGACCATCCGCAAAAAACTCGACATCATCAAACAGGCGCATGCCTCAGCGATTGAAGACCTTTAACCCACAACACAGGAACTACTCTCATGAGCGAACCGCAATTATCCCTAGCTGACCTACTCGGTGGCGCATCACACAACAACCGTAAACAGCAACGCACTGTTACACCACTGGCCGCAGATGCCATGGCCATGCAGTTACGTGAAATGTTCGCGTCGTACAACGAGCAGCACAGATTCGTCGCTGGCGACCTGGTGACGTTCAAGCCCGGCATGTGCATCTACGGCCATATGGCAGTAAACGCACCGATGATCATCACCGCGATCCTCGAAAAACCACTCGAAAAAGATCACCGCGGTGGTACACCGTACATCTATGAGAACGATGTTATCGAGTGTGGGCACATCGATAACGACGGCGATTTTGTGAAATACGCCTACGATCCACGTCGTTTGCAACCGTTTGTAGCTTCGTCATGCGCCGAAACATCGCATTGATCCTCTGGACTATAGGTGTAGCCTATCTTGGCTACGCCTATCGCCTGGAACGGATAGCTACCCAGTGCCATGACCATGGGAGATTTTTATATGGAACTTTCTCGTACGCGTGCCAGGTTGATACGCTTGGGAACGCCATCAGCCAGAGTCTCATCCATCCAGATTTTATTAGACGCGAACAACAACGAAAGAAACCAACACGTTAGCCGCGCAAGAACACACATCGCTGCCGATCTGGCCGCGCGGAAAATAGCATCACGTGAAGAATTCAGGAAATTGTGCGAGGACATAGTCCCATGATAAGCGAACCACGCCATGCATTAACACTTGAGAACCTGGACAACGGGTTTGTCGTCATTGCCTACGCGCATCACAGCCCGCGCGCGGAGCGCGACAACGGCCGCTTTGTACTGTATGCCGCAGACGGTCACCAACCTGACTGGAGCATGCGAAGATGCCTCACGCCCGAGGATCTTGTTGCGTTGATCAACGAGCATTTACAACGCACCCAAACAACTATAGCGGCTGCTGAAGTCGATGTTCTCGATCTGGATACGATGCCATCAAACGGCACAGTCCCCGTTCTTGAAAATGTAACGATGTCTTAACGCATGCCATTGGTCGCGGTGCCGATGGTATGTGCCTTTTCTCGCCGCAGGAGGTCTGTATGAATCCACAAGAACTCGATCTGCTCGTCGCTATGTCCCGTAGCGGCGCAGTGATTGGTGTTGTTTCACCTAACCCGCGACGTTTTGCTTCCATGGAAGAAGAACTGGCGGACTGGGCGGATCGCACCAACGACTTTGGAGATGACGTCGATGTTGATGACGTACTCGACATTGTCAATCGCTGGATGTCGATCAATGCCCGCACATGCGGTTCAACCCAACCAGCCAAACAGGAGATCCCTATGGCACGTTTAGAACGTAAGACCCTTGTACACGGCGTCAATGTCGTGACCGCTACTGCAGACGAACTGGTATCACTGGTTCGCAAACTGCAAGCCGACAAAGCAGCTCTCGAAGAGTTGCAAATTGAAGGCGCGTACAAAGCCAAGCAAATCGCCGAAATCGACGAGAGCCTGGCTGAAGTGGTTACACACTTGAACGCACGCTAATACAGCGCGCAATCAGTGACGTTTTACCCCGGCCTGGAAACAGGCCGGATCCCCACTCTCAAAGAACACCATTGCAGGAGAATCCGGAATGAACGCCATTTCCGTAAAAGTCGCCAATTTCCCTGGCGAAGTCAAAGAAATCTCAGTCTCTGCCGGATCAACGATCCGTCAGTGTTTCGAGATCGCTGGCATCACGCCTGTGGGTACGAACATCACCCGCAACGCAATCGCCGCAACGATGGAAGACGTTGTTTCTGACAACGATCGCATCATCAGCGCAGCTGGTGCCAAAGGCAACTGAGGTACCCCCTCGGACGCCAAAAAGAGAACACCCTGGCATCGACAGTTCCGCCCCACGGTAAGGTAAGTCGGGTGAGGTGAAACAAGTAACATTCGTGTGAAAGAAAGTAGCCAATAGACCGTGATTCCTAAGATCCACGCCGAACTGCGATAACAGGGCGTTTTCTGTTGTATGTGGTCGAGCCTGAATCCGCTCGACATGGACCCGAGGGTCCCAAGTTACGCCGAGACAGGCAAGACCACATCCAACGCAAAACGCCTTGATCCACTGCATAGGAGCTTTATCCATGGCTGATATTAGCCTTGCCCGCCACTATTCTATTTTTGACCCAACCCGCTTCCCGCAACGCGTGCATATCATCGGTTGCGGTGCCACTGGTTCACGTATATTCGCATCACTAGTAGAGCTGGGTGTCACACACATCTCCTGTTATGACTTTGATCAGGTCGAAGACCATAACCTCGCCAACCAGTTGTTCTTGCATGAAGACATCGGCAACGACAAAGTGCGTGCGTTGCACGACTGGTATATAAAGAAAACCGGCAGCAGCCCACCCAAATCCATGCACTTTCACGCGCAGAAAGTGGATGAGAAATTCCCGGCCACACCATTGGACGGTTATGTATTCCTGTTAACCGACACCATGGCGTCGCGCCGTCAGATCTTCGATATCTATTTGCATGATGGTGTCAGCTACGACATCGAACGTGTAATCGAAACCCGCATGGCGGCTTTGCACGGCAACATCTTACATTTCGATCCCAAAGATCCCGCCCAGGCAGCCGCCTGGGAAGCCACACTGACTAGTGATGATGACAAGGATACTGAACAGTCGCCGTGCGGCACCAGCATCAGCGTCGGCACCACAGCCAGCATTATTGCCAACCTCGCTGTACAACAATACATGTGGTTGTGCACCAACCCTGTCGGTGCGTCAGCACGCACCGATATATACCTTCGTCCACTAATGGTTGTCTCAGGAGACAAGCTATGACTGCACAAAAACGCGACAAGAAATGGGCGTTTAATTCCACGCAAAAAGACATGAGCATCACGCCGCTGAAACCCGCAGGCATGCGCATACCAGCAGTGTATTACACCCCGGAAGTCTGGGCTGTGATCACGCTCGCGGTGCAGCATTGCACCAAGGAAGTCGGCTGGCTTGGTATGGTGACAAAACTGGACAACGGCGATTATCTGATCGACAAGATCTACATCCCGGAACAAACCGTCAGCGGTGCTGAAACTGACATCTCTGCTGATGCAATGGCCGCCCTGGCCGCCGAGATTTTCGCCGAAGGCGATGATCCATCCCGGCTCAAATACTGGGGCCACAGCCACGTCAACATGGGTGTTGGTCCCTCTGGCCAGGATGAGACCCAGGTCGAAGAGTACCTGGACAGCCACTCTGTATTCCTCCGTGGCATCTACAACAAACGTGGTGAATCCAAAGTCGATATCTACGACCGCACGCAAGGCGTCGTATTCCAGTGCGTACCAAACTCGGTACAAGGACTGTCACATGAAGATGAAGCTGCATGGATTGCAGTGATCAATCGCAATGTCCAGGAACGCAGTTACACCCAGAACCTGACACCGACCACATCACTTAACAATGGAGTTGACCCCGTAACAAAAAAGTCCGAAAGCCGGACCGGGGTGCCGGGAAAAGTGAGACTGCGCCTGCCAACAACAACCGGCGGCGAAGTGTTCGCAAGCAGCGTCGTTGGGTATGAACCCCACAAAGGTGTATACCAGTTCCCTTACGGCATCGAAGTGGAGGAAGGTGAACTGACTTTCACCGAAAGCGCCTACCTCGACGATATCATCGAAGTTTACACGCTCAATACGGAATTCGCCGAGTTCGGTACCCAAATGTCACTGTAACGGAGTTTTTTATGGCCGTACCCTACATGTCTCCACGTCAAATCCATAATAGCGCACCCGCGCCAGATGTCATTGATCTATTAAGCCGGAGTGCACGGCTTGCGATGGGCCAACAAGACGCACGCGCGCGCGATACACTACAAACAGCCATGATGCGCAAAGCGGTAGCACACGACCAGCTAATCGACCAACAACTACCTCAACTTGAAAGTTTTTGCGCAGAAATGCAACATACAATCCATCTGCCCCTCGCACACCAGGTATTGCAAGAAACCGCAGATGAAATGTTTCGCCACATAACCCGCACAAACCAGGATTTAACAAACCAAGCCAACGCGATGGTATCCAGTTTCGATGCGTTCCACACAGTGGTGCAACGTAACAACAGCGCAGAAGCCCGTGCGAAACTGGAACGGGACAAACTGATAACCATCGTGCGCCAACATCCGATGGTATGCGCCAAGAACCGCGTAGCGCTGGATTCGCATCTGCGTCTGGTGTTTACTACCAATCCCATCATGTTGCGCCCCAACACAAACCCCTACAAATGGATACAACACGGCGAGATCCCGGTAGTGAATCTCGGCAAACTGGCTATCTGTTTCGACCTACGCTCTGGCGACTTGCGCATCTACCCTGCATCACGTGGCGCTAACCCGCGTAAAGCCTATGCAGAAAACAAAAGCGCGCACCCGCACTTGTTAAGTGGCCGCCACCCCTGCATTGGTGACTTCGGACCACCTTTAGCGCAAGCGATCGCAGACCGTGACTATGCCCTGGCGCTGGATGTTATTTTCGCGTTCTTGTCCCAGGCTGCGACTAGTGACCCGGCAGGCGCTACCTGGGTCAACTGGGTACTTCCAGAAGGATACAACAGCCGGAACGTGGTGAAAGAATCTCCACCATCACGACCAGACGGCCGCGGGCTTTTTGTCGCGATCACTGCCGACGGCACGATCACCCACAAATGGCAACTTCCTGTTGTGCCAGATACCATACTGCCAGGGATCACTCCCCCTGTGCGTACGTACCAGTTCTGGGATGGACGTTCTATCCCGAAAACAGGGGAAATTGTCAGAACCACCGGTGGGATTAAATTCATTGCGTGGAAAGGCAACACGCTCTTTTTCTGCGAGAACCACCCAGCCAGCGCATACATAAATAACTGGCAGCCCACGCTCGCGACCGAAAGTATGAACATGCTGCCCATACCTGCGGACCAGCACTTTTCAGTATATAGCACGTTGGACGCAAGCCCACGGGTATCGGTTCCACACCAATTTCATTGGGATCACTGGGATCATGATTACCCGAAACATCCGCACCCACGGTCTTTGTTGTATTTCACTTTCGCCGGCCGCGCCAATTTTACTGGCACTGTCCAGCTGAACGGCCCGATGTCACGTGATAATCATATAAGCGTCGGTGATTCACTAGGGCCGGATACCAGTGCGGCGCATATTATCTGCTCTACGTCGTTTCACACTTATCCACCCGCATGCGCAGTACCACTCCAGTATTACACGAAGAAATCCGGTATCCGTATCGGGCAGTTAGCAGCCAATGGCTACATGATCGTACGTCTGGCCGTATATCGCGGGCAGGTTTTATATACATACAGTTTCCTACCATGGCAAAGCAGTGGAGCACTGGTTGAATTTAACCCAAACCGTAGCGCGTTAACACCTGAATGGCCGTTACACGGCATTTCAAAATTCTGCGCGGACACCGCCATGCGGCAAGTCACCACGTCGAAACTGGCTGAATTTATTCAGATGTGGCGCCGAATGGAATATACAGAAAATAACTTCGAGCCGTGGTTGTGGGAAATTGTCCGCGAGCGCATGGTCGCAGGCAAACTGCCTGAAGAAATTCCACCAGCCCACGCAGCCAACCAGGCAGCCAGCCAGGCAGCCAACGCAGTGCGCGTGGAATTCGCCAATGGCCAATACTTCATAGCTTCTTGATATGGAGAACTAATCTAATGTCACGTAAATTCAAGTCATTGCTCAAATTTGCGGAATCAATCGCCAATCACCGCAGCAGTATGTTGCACGGTTTTCATCCCGACGTAATAGAACAAGCACGCGCCGCGGTTATTATTGCAGGCGGCCGCTGCGAAGCCATAGGTCGCTATCACGAAAATGAATCAATACCCATGTCGTGGGATGAATACGAATGCGTGAAACGGAAACGTCGTCGAATGCAGCAGAACAAGTGATGTATGACAAAAGTAGGAATAGCTACATTCAAATGGTTGGATATTGGTTTATAACCAAGAGTTAAGCGCGTTCCATAGGAAATCCGCTTGAACGACTTGTTAGCCGACCGGCTGGCAGGAAACCAAAGCAAGAGGAAAGTGAAATGAGTGAACAAGCGATTGAAAATGAAATCCAGGCAAAAGGATTGAATGCCCCGCGCCTGAACCCTGCGCATATTGACGCGACGATTGTCGGAGAGGACTACCATGTTTTCCCGGGCACAACGCTGACTGTGTGCTGCCTTACGTTGCGCAACGGATTTACCGTGACCGGAGAAAGCGCAGCCGCAAGCCCTGAAAACTTCGACGTGGAGATTGGCCGGAAAATCGCCCGCCAGAATGCTCGCGAAAAAATCTGGGCGCTGGAAGGCTATCTGCTAAAAGAGAAGCTGGCAGAAGCTGGAAACACACCAGTAGGTTCCGCTGCATGAATTGTTGCCGCTGCTCACATAGGGCGGCTAACGCAGAGCTAAGGGGAGAGCGAAATGAGCAAAGCGAATGAAGAAAGTCCAGCCGAAGGCGGCCTTGAGCGACTTGTTAGGTGCGAACCGTTTGCATGGGCAACATTCGACGGAGAGGGTGGCTATGATTTGCGCCTCTATGAAGAAAACGAATCATACAAAGACGAATGGATAGCTCTTAACGGCGAACGATACAAAGACTGGGTGATGCCGCTATATCGTGAGAGCACCTAACCCAACAGCTAAGCGGCGTAGGCGTCCGCTTGAGCGCCCGGTTAGGCCTGTGGCACGAAGCCGAGGCCCGACCAGCACCACAAGCCGATGCCGAAGGCATGGGCGTTTTCAACCGAGCGGCCCGAAGGGGCGCGGAGAGGATCACATGGCACAAAGCATCATCATCGTGGGGCCGCAAGGCTGCGGCAAGACCATCAACGCACCAGGCCTTTGCAAGGCCTTTGGCGTGAGCAAGTGGGTCGATGCTGATGACCTCCGATACCAGCGGCAAAGCATGCCGGCGGAGGATCACATCATCTTTGCAATCGACTGGCCTAAAGACACACAGGGACTGCCATGCGTCAATTTTGATTTCGCCATCAACAAGGTCGACAAGCCCCACCCGATGACTCCAAAGGCTGTTAAGGCCTAACACCAGCTTAAGCGGCGAGAGTCCGCTTCAAGCGACAGTTATGCAACACAATGAGGGTTACTAAGTGGCGACTACAGTATTGAGCTTGATCATCGGCCTTTTCATTGGTCACCTTGTTGGCTGGGTTCGGGCGCACAGGATGGTGGCAGAAGAATGCGAACTGCTAGGGCGCTTCTTTGTGTGCAAGAAAGTGTTTTACTGCACGAGTATTGCAGACACGGTTACGCCGAAAGAGCTTGCAGAAAAACTGGCAAGTGGCGACAAGTTTGAAGTGCCTGTGCCACCACCTTCAGCGGACATTAGTGGTGCATAACGTAGAGCTAAGGGGTGAGCGTAATGAACAAAGTGGATGAAGAAAGTCCAGCGAGTAAAACGAGCGATGTTCACCGACTTGTTATGCGTCTTCGGTGCTGGTGGTTTGGGTGTGATGCTCATTCGCAGGAATGCTACCACCGCGATGACGATATGTTTCAGTGCATACGGTGCGGAGAGGAAGCCAGCTACAGCGATATGGTTGGCGACACGCGACACAATAGATTTAAGAATGCAGCGCGTTACTGGCTATGGCGCAAATGGTGGCCGGTGAAATGCTGTGATTGTGGCAATAGATTTGGATGCGATGAGTCGGTGGATCACATTCCGTTTTGACGCATAACGCCCCGCATAAGGGCGGCGTAAGCCGTCCAACGTAGCGGCCTTAATGTGGTTGTTAGCAGTCATTTACTGGAGGCGATTTATGGACGTAAGAGAAGTATTTGAAAAGCTGCACCCTGCTCCTTCAGGTGTTAGGTGGAGTGAGGCTGCAAAAATGTATGTCTGGATTTGCGGAAACCACCATGGCTTGAAGTGTGAAACATACCAAGCCAGATGGGAAGGTTTTTTGTCTGGGCATAATGTTTTCGCGAGATGACTGCTAACCCCAAGCTAACAGGTGAGCGTAATGAACGAAGTGAATGAAGAAAGTCCAGCGAGTGAAAGGAGCGATGTTCACCGACTTGTTATGCGTTACCCCGCTGATAATACAAAAGAGCCTGTGTACCTGATTATTCAGGCTTGCACAGTAGATAGATGCCTTAGCGCGATGCAACAGTATCTTGATGAGCATGGCTTTGGATGCGGGCTTGGGCCAGTTGTATCGGATTTGACATTGATGGCGATGGGCGCACGGTGCGCGATTGAGAGTGACGCATAACACGAAGCTAAGGGGTGAGCGTAATGAACGAAGTGAATGAAGCGAGTCCAGCCAGCAAAGCTGGCGACCTTGAGCGACTCGTTATGCACACTAAAAATGGTGGTGAAATTTCAGGGCGTGGGCAATACATTGGAAGGATAGGTAATGGTCGTTATTTTCTATGTTGTGATAACGAAGGGTGTTGTGATGAATATATGGACGAAACTGAATTGCGTGAATATATTCAACCAGCGGAAGACTGGAAAGAACTACCTATCAGGAGAGGTGCATAACCATGGAGCTGAGAGGCAGCCCGTTAGGGCTGTCCAGCGCGTAGCGCGATTCTCAAGCGACTTGTTATATGACATTAACAAACCAAACGAGGACTAAAATGTGGAACAGGCTATATTGCACTTGATAGGTGATTACATTACCCAAACAGACTGGATGGCAAACGAAAAGACAAAGCGTACGTGGGCTGCTTTCTGTCACGCAACGGTTTACTCGCTGCCTTTTTGCTTGCTTACCAGCTCACCGATTGCTCTGTTTATAATCTGGTTTTCTCACTTGGTAATCGACAGGTTCAGGCTTGCTCGATACGTTGTTTTTGCTAAGAACTGGACAACCAACAGAAGCCTTGTATGGGCTGACTGCCAAGGTACGGGCTACCCAAGCGCTACACCGCCTTGGCTCGCTGTTTGGCTAATGATAATTGCCGACAACACCATGCACATCACCATAAATTACTTGGCGATACGCTGGCTTTAATGTCATATAACACCAGCTTAACTGCGCTCGCGTAAGCGAGTCCATTTGAAGCGACAGTTATACGGCAATACTTGGAGAGAGTTATGGGAACAAAGATAAAACCGCCAAGAGCATATATTGCGAGCGACTACGCTGGCTTGTCATGCGAAAATGCACGGTTCTACTATGGGTATGAATCTGTAGACGATGAAACTGGAGACTGGTGCTTTACGGCAGACATAAAAGGGCGCGATCAGATAAAAATACCATTCCGAAAGTTGGGAGCTAATGACCCTTCGGAATGCTATGACTGCTTACTTATTGGAATTGGATGGGTGCTGACGCGCTATTCTATTGACGTATAACAGCTGAGCTATGGGGCGAACGAGCGAAAGCGAGTGAGTCCAAGGAGGAACAAAGTGACGACTGACCATGAGCGATTTGTTATACACCGAGGATATAGTATGAAAAGTTGTAGCACATGCGTATTTTTTGAAGCTCCAAAAGCCGGCGAGACTTGCGGAACTTGCCAATACCCTGTGCCTGAATACCTGCGGATTAGTGGATGCCCGTACATAAGCATGCCTGATTACAGCGGCAAAAACTGTGCGGTACACAAGAGCAGAGCCGAGTTAATTAAGGCTGCGAAAGAAGGTGTATAACCCCGCCATAAGCGGCGAGTGAAACGAGTCCGATTCATGGCGTTGTTATACGGCAATACTTGGAGAGAGTTATGAGTAATAAAGAGAAATACCGGGATT